AATTAAACATAAATGTCTCAAGAGGTGTTGGCGAAATCCCTGTAACAACAGGGTTAAGCGCACTACCTCTACAAAACTGAGATATATATGTACCTAAAATAGTACTTCAGAGAACTAAATTAACTCTTTTCCTAAAGAACTTAGGAGCAGAGGATAATCGTTCTCCGATACTATTAAGGGATATCAATCCCTTTTCAAATAACTCAAATGGAAATCTAACACAATAGGCACTCAACCTTAAAGTCTGCAGGACAAGTCCTGCACCCAAAGGTGAAAAGTCTATGCTTGGACCTTGAAGTCTTTTCGCGAATTCTGTAAATATTTTACTATTAACAGATTTCTGCAAATTGATTTCAAGGCCTAGACAACTCATAAGAGCTCTGTATTCCTCGGCGACGTCGTCGTTAGCAATAACAACGTCATCACCAAGGATACAATAATCCGAAAAGTTCATAATCCCCTTTCTAATTGCAGCAACTTTAACAATCACATGATGTGTGATCGCTAACATTGCTCAACTAGATAAGGCTCCCATTGGTTGCCCAACAGAATAACGAACAGTGTCAAACTGACACTGGAAGTTAGGATATCAATTTATGTCTAATAGTGTTTTCCAGGGTAATCTAAACCCAACCAGGTCCAAGATTTGGACCTGTAAGTCAATAGGTAAACGATCTGTGGCGGCACTAAGATCATAACCGTAAAATGTCTTCCCCTTGCATCTAGCAAGGAGATCATTAAATGGTTTTAATTGATCAAAAGTACCGTCATTCCCTGCAAGCCCTTTCAATTTATTAAAGAGAAAGAGATGCAAGGGATTAAGACAAGTCTGGATTCAGTAAGAGGTGATAGCTATCACCCTTGCTTTACCAGCCTGGTCATAAACAGCAGATAACCTACCATTGACAAATGGTTTGATAACTCCTAGGAATACTAGAAGATAATAAATAGGACCAAACAGTGTTATCACTAGAACTAGATATAGGATAAGACCTATATTCAGTCTAAATAACAAACTGTAAAATACCGCTCATA